TCTGATGCGTTCCATACGATAGGGGGATTAACACCGTTAGTAGCAACCATCCTGTTATTACTGCTACTTTTTTCTCCTGTGGTAACAAAAGAAAACGTGTTATCATCCCCTGCTGTAATGGTTACACTGCCTGTTATGTCTGTCCACCCACTATTGTAATAATATATCTTATCCCCTGCCGTTATTACTGTGTGGGAAGCACTGCTAGTGTAATCATACTCATGTGCGCCTGTAATAGTAGGAGTGCCAGAGATAGCACTTTGGTCGTTAAAGGAAGCAAACCCTTTACGTTTCTCTACTGCACCTGCCGCATTGATACGGCAGTTACGCATACTAGACAACTCATTAGCCGCAACATCTTCTGGAGGTCTGTTGTAAACAACTCCCTCAGTCCACGGTCCAAGTTGTATCGACCCACCTTGATAAGGCATTATGCACTACCTACGGTTCCATCTACAGGGGTAAAGGAGAAAGCAGGATACCTATCTCTTCGTTCCATCCTATACCTACGGTTGCCATCGTTTTGCCTGTTAATGTTCAAAGCACGATCAACAACCTGGCGATACTCAGCAAGCTCTACAAGTGCGCCCTCAAAGTCTCCTTTTTCTTGCTTGTATAGTTTAGCTATGCCAAAGTATAGAGCAGGTTGCAGGATCTTAGGGACTTTCTGAGTTAGATCAACACTGTCATCACCAGAAGTATAGTCAGACAAGTAGCCATAGTAGCGATAGTCTATAATAGTGTTAGAGTCATCTGGAGCAGGATATAACTGCACTTTTTGATTGCCAGAAGAATCTAACCCAATCATTACAACCCCATTAGGCTCACCCGTTTGCGATTGGTCAGGATCACGAAGATCAATATCTTCGTTACCTATGATAGATATGACGTAATCCTGTGAACGATTACGAAAAGATAGTGGGTAAGAAAGGTCAGAGGCCAAGCTGTATTCCTTAGTACTAGCCATACTGCTCAAGGTCGCCTTGTTTAGCTCATTGACTTTTACCTCTTCAGTCAAAGTAAATGCACCTGTTTCATTCTTTACCGTAAGAATCTTATTGGTAGAATCCCACGCAGTTACAGTAGCGGTTGCCCCACTAGTCTGACCCGTAATCGTATCAGTAGCAGAGAAAGTGCCTGTAACACTGGTAAGAGTAAACTCTCTTGTGCATTGTATAGTACTCGACTTGTGCAACCACCACCAAGTTGCTTCACCTGTTAGTTGTTGCAGTGTAGAGTTGAGGTAAAAACGTGCTTGAGTCTGGAAGTCTGTGTTAGTAGTATTCAGCCCCACACGTGCTAAACCTGCTTGCAAACACTCTAATACGTTCATATTAGGTTACTCCAAGACCCGTTTTCATACCCTTGAAATTTGTTTGTACTGCTGTTGTAAATGATCATACCATTTACAGCGGTTAGGGCGTCCCTTTCAGTAGTAGTCAATCGTGGCACAGTAAAAGAGTCAGACAGATCAGCTATGCCTATGTCTGCTGCTCCAATATTAGCCGCTTCTCCAAAGAACACTGCGGAGTTAATTGACTTAGCCCTAATCGTATCTGCTTCAGCCATTACTCAATCGCTGTAGCGGCAAGAGCCTCTGCGTCCATTCCTTCAATCTCAGCCTGTCTTGAAGAAAAGGTCTGTCCATTCTCCCAACGCGCAGTCCAACGCCTAACGGCATCAGATCCGTTTTGCGCTACGCCTTCAGGGGGAACAGGTCGAAAGCCCTCTGGTTGAAAAGTGCCACCACCACGTGCGGCCAATACCTGTTGAGCATCAGAGTTAGACTGCTTTCTCTTAGGTGCTTTAACGCTAGCTTGAACACCCAATGCCTTACGCATTGCATCTTTCTGCTCTTCCGTAGCACGCTCAAAAAGGCCAAGTAGGGGGTTAGCCTCAACCTCTGCCTTAACAGGCGTAGGCTCAGGAGTCATTGCTGTTTCTACTGCCGCTTTTACTGCGGCTTCATCGGTATTGATCTTACGTGGTCTTGGCATAATTATCTTTCTTTAGTTATAAGCAGGGGAGACAAGCCCCCCTGCTTAATATAAACTATGATAGCTGCAATTTTACTCCGACATGACCCGTATCGTCTGGAGCAAAAGTAGCAAACCCAATTAGCGGTTCAGTTTCAGCATCCTTTGCTTGCACCGCACCGTTTACTCCGTCACTCAAAGTTAAATTGTTTCCTGCTGCAATCACTCCATCGGCCAATATGGTAGCTACACCATCCGTTTGTACCCAACCATAATAACCAGAAGTAAAAGATCGTGGCGTTGCTCCTGAAACAATGTAATCAGTGGGGCTAGCAATAATAAGACCGTTATACAAGCTACCCGTAATAGCAACGTCTGTAGCCGTAGTGACAGCAACAACAAGACCGTCATACAGCGTAAAAGTTACAGCATCACTTGAAGCAGCCGTATTCGACTTAATACGATACTGATACCCTTCACCTGCATCGTCAGTTATATGCAAGTAGCCGCCTGCATACTGATTAGCAGTTGCCGATCCCAATGTTCCAGAATCGGTAAGAGTGACTTCTGTTGCACCAATAGCAGCAGCAGTTGCCTTCCCGTCAATTTCAACTACCGCAGTAGCGGAAACATCTTGCGAAACTAAAACACCTGCGGCAACTGCTGAACCAAAGTAACCATAACGAAAGACGCGACCATCAATGAGTTCTAGCTTTTCGCCCAAGTCAAACTTGGCGTAACTGCTTTCCTCATAGATGCCTTGACCCTTCGTAGAGCCTTTGCCCTCACCGCCAATGCGGTTGATGCCGTAATTGGCATTTTTATACGTACTCATTGTAATACCTTTCCCCTATGGGCAGGGTTATAGGGAGCATTGGCTTGCTCCCCAGGTTAATTAAACCGTGGACGAAGTGGTGATGTTAGACAACACACCCTGCCGTCTGCGATTGTTCGTCATCAACTGACAGCCTACTATGATGAACCCTACTTTTGCTTGCTGATTGGAGGGTTCTTTGAACGGAGTTTTGGCAAAGTTCAGCCCTTCCTGCATCTTAAATTTAAGATACTTGGACTGAATCATAAACAACTGATGCGCCCCTGCCGTTCCAGGTGAGTCACGGTCAACAATGAACTTAGCACCACGGAACGTAGCACCCTGTCCACTATCACCAAGAGCCTGATCCGTATTGGAAGAAAAGCGGTAATAACCCGTTCCTTCAAATATTGACTCGTAGTCACCATAAACCGAAAAGTTGGTAATAATGTGATCAGGCGTATCATTCGCTTCGCTTACCTGATTCCACAAGTCGCGCATAGCTAGCACACCATTATACTGATCTGTAGTTACACTGCCATCTACTTCTTTGGCATTGAAAGCCGTAGTGCTATATTTGGTCGAGTAGTCTACACGCTTGTTGTCCCACCACGTGTTAGTACCACTGTTTACACTGTGAACAGTAGCACCTGCGCTAGTGGAAGCAATGTCCTGCAAGCCAACAATAGCCTTGCCAGACTGTGCGCCCAACAAAGCAGCGTTGATCGTAGACATCGAACCCGTCATCGCCTGTTCGGTCTTAGCCGTAAGGAGCTTGACTGCACGATCCGAAGCACGGTTTTCAATCTCTTCCGTCATCGAAATGACGATAGGCGTAGCCTGGTAGCGGAAATACTCAAAACAAGCCGTAATTCCGTCGATTGAGTCCGTGTTGAGCGAATCATATCCATCAAACCACTCACTGTCAGCAAGCGAAAACATGATATCTTCTTGGATCTGCTTGCCACCATTGTAGGTTTCAAGAATCCCTGCTTCACGGAACGCCTGTACCGTGGGGTAAGAATTGCTAATGTTATCGGTAAGACGCTTGCGCTTTGCACGCATGGTCGTTGTCCATGCGGCATCCCACTGTTCGGTTGTAGTTACAACTGCCATGATAAATTATCCTTGTTTATTCAAATCCTAAGTTGCGGAGTTCGGCAACGAGTTCTGAGTCACTAAGAGGTGCGCCCTCATTAGCCACAGTGACAGAAGATCCGCTACTTGCACGCCTCTTACTA